TTGAGCTCATTTGCTATGATGAATATGGAGGGTGATGGGATCAGTTCACTCAGAGAATACTTCCGTAAGAAGCTCGTTAGCATGGAGGTCTTGGAGCCAACTGAGGAGGACATGGAGGAGGCGCAGGCTCAGCCAGATCAGCCTTCACCTCAAGATCAGTATGCTCTCTCAGAGGCTGAACGAGCTGAGGCTGAGGCTGCTAAGTACCGCGCGGACACTGTTAAGACTATCGCTGATGCAGAGCTCAAGAGGGCTCAAGCGGATCAGATTAAAGCTGAGATGGCTACTCCAGCTCCCGAGCAAGAGGCTCCGGCTAATGACTTCGCTGAAGAGAAGCTATATATGGAGGCTCAGAAGACAGCTAAGGAATTGGAGATCAAAGAGCGCGAGCTAGAGCTCAAAGAAGTGGACTATGAGCTGAAGCAGCAAGACCTAGAGCTACGGAAGCAAGAGCAGTCTATTAGATTAGCTGAAGCCGCGGTTAAAGCCAAGGGAGATGCTGAGACCGAGGACATGGTAGAGGAAGCTGGCGCAGAGTGAACGTCCTAGTCTTAGATGATGATGAGGGGGTACTGCTGTACCTCCAAACTGTTCTAAGTACCGTTGCCAAAATATCCCATGTCTCTACCGCAAGAGACGCTAGGGAGTTTGTGAGGAAGATGCACACTCGTAAGCAGCATCTCATAGTGTCAGATATTATGATGGAGGGAACTAGCGGTCCTGATATATTAAGAAAGTACAAAGATTTAGTAGGCAATACTCCTATTGTATTAACATCCTGCTCTGATGACTTGCTGGATATCGAAGATGATTTACTTGAGGAGAGATTTAATGTGGTTTCCTCTTTCCAGAAGCCTATATATCCCGCAACAATAGTAGATTTTTTGAATGACTAGCAATGAGAAGCAGCGAGAGAACGAGCAAGCAAGAGTTGCTGATATAGTGGCTCAGGCCCTGCAACTGAAGCTCCAAGGGGCTGCTGCTTTAGCTGTGATCGCATCTATAGTTGGCGCTGTTATTGTGTTTGTGGCTATCTCCCAGGCCAAGGAAGTTGTTAAGCCAGTTAGTGATATGGCGATCCAGAACAAGACCACCATTGAGCATATGAGTCACAGTATAGAGAGCATTAAGGGCGACTCTAAAGAGATGATACGCTTGCTTAGGGAGCTTACTAAGAAGTGAATATACCCGATGGCATAGTAGAGCTGTCCGTAGTTGGAGCTATTACCGCTATATTCAAGGTAGTATTTGGTCTTATCAATAAGAACGAGGCAAAGACCGACAAAGACATCGAGACTATCAAAGGGATCATAGCGGGACTCGATGAGAGAAGCCGAAACAATGAGCGTGAACTTTTCGGTAGGTGTGCTAGGGTTGATGGAGATATGGTCGGTGTGAAGGCTGTGCTAGACTGCATGAAGGGCGTTAAGTGATTGATCCGGTAACTATGCTTGGTGGGTCATCCGTTGCTGGCTCAGTTATTGGGCTCGTAATGACCTTCATGAAGATGAAGGGCGAGAACGATCTAGAGAAAACCAGAATCATTGCAAGAGAAAGAAAGGAGCAAGATGAGCAAGCTATTAAGTACAGTAAGGCGGTTGATGGTCTGCGCGACCCTTATATTCTCTGTGTCTTCATGCTCTGCGCAACGTACTGTCTCGCAGTCGCAATCTGCTTCCTTTGCGGAGACATCCCAGTTGCTACACAAGGGTTTGGCATTGAACCAACCGAAACCTCTATCGCTTTTGGCCTCTTCACAAGAAAGGCCCCAGATAGCTCAGTCTATCTTCTCACGTTCGCTGGTCTCGGGACGTATTTCATGTCGCCTATTAGCTATATTCTCACCGTTAAGCTCACTGGTATCACCACAAGAAGATAAAGGCTTTCCGACGAGCCTTAAATCGTCGAGTAAATAATGGAGTAAACCTATGTTAGCAGAGCAGGAAGAAGAAGTCATCATTCAGGAAGAGGAAGTTCTGGAGGAAGAGATTGAAACCACCGAAGAGGTAATTGAAGATGAAGGACGCAGCGATGAAGAAGAAAGTGGCGAAGAAGAAAATGAAGGCGACGAAGAAGAAGCCGAAGAAGCCGATGAAGACATCATCTTATTAGGTGACGAGGAAGTAAACGCTCCTGACCCTGAAGAGAAGAGGGCCCCTAAGTGGGTTAAGGATCTACGCAAGCAGAATAAAGAGCTTCAGAAGCAGCTCAAAGAACAGAAGGTTCAGCTAGAGCAGAGTGCGCCAGCTCCATCACTAGAGCCTCTAGGCAAACGCCCAACACTTGAGGACTCTGAATATGACTCAGAGCAGTATGAGACTAAACTCATCGCTTACCTCAAGAAAGAGCAAGAGCAAGAGAAAGGGGCCAAAAAACAAGTCGAGGAGCAAGAGGAAGTTCAAAGGGCTTTTCAACGTAAGTTTGAAGAGTACAATGTTCAGAAGACTAGCTTAAAAGTTAGGGACTATGACGATGCAGAACAGGTAGTGTTGGAGAGTTTAAGTGAGGTTCAACAGAACGTCATCCTCCAAACAGCCGAAAAACCTGCATTACTCGTGTATGCGATTGGTAAGTCGAAAGGCAAAGCCGAAGCACTAGCGAAGATAACAGACCCTGCAAAGCTCGCCTATGAACTCGGTAAACTTGAAGGCAAATTGAAAGTGGGTAAACGTAAGGCAACCTCATCTCCAGAAAGGAAACTTTCAGGCAAGGGTGGCGCTACCGGAACTCTCCAAAATGGGTTAGACAAGGTTCGTGCGGAAGCAGAGAAAACAGGCGATTATTCAGGCGTTCGACGCTACAAACAAAAACACAATCTCTAACATAAGGACGAGATAGATGGCTAATAGCTTTAGTAAAGAAGACAGAACTCTATTTGAGGATACCCTCCAAGAGTTCAACGATCAGTGCGTCATTTCTAAGAATGTCGCCAAGTTTGGTACTGATGGCGAATTGATGGAGCGTGCAAACGATACCATTAACCGTCCTGTGCCTTACATTGCCAACTCGCAGACCAGAACTGTCGGTTCTGCTGTAACTGCATTTGACGCAACTCAGTTGAAAGTGCCTGCCACTTTGAGCTACTCTCCCAATGTTACTTTCAACCTTGACGCTCTTGAGATGCGTGATGGCTTGCAAGGCAACAAACTGTCTAAGGCCGCTTCACAGCGTTTGTCTTCTGACTTGAACAACAGCGTTCGTGACGTTGTTTCTCTTGAAGGAACTCTGATCGTGCCTGTCTCTGGCGCTGCTGGTGATTATGACGATATAGCATCTGCTGAATCTATGATGCTTGAACAAGGTCTTGATAACTACGCACGTTGCTTGGCTTTGACTGCTCGCGACTACAACGGTCTTGCTGGTAACTTGGCTAGTCGAGTTCTCGACAACAGCAAGTCACTGACAGCTTACGAGCGTTCAAGTATCGGTATCATTGCTGGTTTTGACACTCTCAAGATCGACGCAGGTAAGCGTATTGCTGATGCTGCCGCTGGTGGTTCTATCACTATCGCAACCAATGGCGCTCAAGTTCAGTACGCTCCTACAGCTACTGCTGACAACCGTACTCAGCAAGTTACATTCAGCTCCACTACTTCTATGGCTGTTGGTGACGCGTTCACTATCGCTGGTATCGAAGCTGTACACCACATCACCAAAGAGAGCACCGGACAGCTAAAGACTTTCCGTATCTCCTCTGTTGATTCTGGAACTCTTGCAACTATCTCGCCTCCTCTCATTGGCGCGAACTCAACTCCTGCTGATGCTGAGATTCAGTACAAGAACATCGAAGTTGCTTCAACTTCTGCCACTGCTGCTGTAGTATGGTTGAATGCTAATGCTGCTTCTGCTAACCCATTTTGGGTTAAAGAGTCTATCGAGATCCTGCCAGGTCGCTACGCTGTTCCTAGTGGACAGGGTGTTGAAGTTCTTCGCGGAACTACTGACCAAGGTATCGAACTGGTTATGGGTAAGAGCTTCTCTAACTCTACCTTCAAGACACTATACACCTTCGACATTTTCTACGGTGTAGTAAACTGTAACCCAGAAATGAACGGCTCAATTCTTTTTGGACAATAAAGGTTAGTTGAGGGGGTCTTCGGACTCCCTCTCTTTCCCACTTAAGGATAAATTATGGAACCAACCATCGCATACAAGAAAGACGGCACTCACAGGGGACCAAAGGGCTCTACTTATGCCTACAAAGGCGTGAGTGACGAGGCGACCCTGAAGACTCTTCTATCCGATGGTTGGTTTCTTACTTTGGAGGACGCTATTAATCCTCCTGAGAAGAAAGCAGCTCCTAGTTCATCCATTGAGGATTTACTCAGAGAGGGTGAGTTATCACCAAAACAGATTGCAGAAGTATTTGAAGTCCACGTTAATTCGGTCCATAAGATCAAACGTGAAATGAAAGATGCCGTATAGTAAGCGGCAATTCGTTCAGGCTGCTCTAGAAGAGATTGGCCTAGTAGGCAGCGTCTTTGACATCACTCCAGAAGAAATTGAGAGTGGCGTACGAAGTCTAGACGCCCTTATGGGGCAATGGAATGCCCGTGGTATTGCTTTAAGCTACCCCATTCCTAATAGCCCTGAAGACACTGAGATAGACCAGAAGACAGGTGTTCCTGACTACGCTAACCAAGCCGTCATAACTAGTTTGGCAGTTCGCTTAGCTCCTAGTTTCAAGGTGACATTATCCCGAGAGACTAAGGTTGCCGCAAAGCAAGGATACGACACCGTATTGCTCTTAGCTGGCGTAACGTCTCCCATCGAGAAGCAGTTCCCAGATACAATGCCTGTTGGTGCGGGGCATAAGGTTCGCCGTTACGGTAATGGCAACCCCTTCTTTGAAACACCAACAGATCCAGTTGATGCCAGTTCTGCTGGTGAATTAGACTATTACTAGGATTTAAGATGCCTCAGATTAATCAACTACCCACAGCATCTACTCTAAGTAGTAGTGACAACCTACCCATCTACAGCTCAGTTAATGGCGATGCTCGTAAGCTCTCATTAGCTTCTCTGATCTCTTACTTCCAGAGCACCTTCACTAACACTACTTACATTCAGAACGCTCAAACGCCTGGTGATGGCTTCTCCATTGCCTTGGTTCAAGATGGTCAGTATGCCTGGCTTAAGCTACTGCCTACAGGCGCTCTAGCTACAGGCACCGTTATCTTGCCATCCCCTAGCGTTGCTGCTGATGGGCAGGAGATCATCATCACCTCTACGCTTCAGATCACCTCGTTCACCGTTAATGGTAATGGAGCCACTGCTGTTTATGGAGCTCCTGCTGTGCTCGCGGCTGAAGACAGTTTTAAACTCAAGTACGACCTATTAACTACATCCTGGTTTAAAGTCGCCTAATGCAGATTCCCATCTTATCGGGATCCTATACAGATAACAATCCTGCCATACGAACTAGCTACCCCATTAACATGGTCCCAGTAGCTGCGCAAAGCGGGATCAGTGCGGGCTATTTACGCCCCGCTGATGGGATTGTTTCTAGTGGTTCTGGTAGTGGGGTTTGCAGAGGTGGCATTAACTGGAATGGAGTTCTGTACCGAGTTCTGGGATCTGATCTTGTCTCAGTTGACGATAGTGGAAGCGTTACTGTGCTTGGGGATGTTGGGAATGATAGTGGCTATGTTACTCTTGATTATAGCTTTGATCGACTCTCCATAGCCTCAAACAGCAATCTGTTTTACTGGGATGGCTCAACGCTAACTCAAGTGACAGATACTGACTTAGGTGTTGTGGTAGACCAGCTTTGGGTAGATGGCTACTTCATGACCACCGATGGCACTAGCCTCGTCGTCACTGAGCTTAATGACCCAACTCAGGTTAATCCGCTTAAGTATGGTAGCTCTGAGATCGACCCTGACCCTGTTGTGGCCTTGATCAAGCTAAGAAATGAAATCTACGCGATGAATCGTTACACGATTGAGGTGTTTGATAACATTGGCGGTGAATATTTTCCTTTTCAACGCATAGAAGGCGCTCAAATTCAGAAGGGCTGCGTGGGCACTCATGCTTGCGCTCGCTATATGGAGTCGATAGCTTTTGTGGGCAGCGGACGGAATGAACAGCCAAGTATATATCTTGGTAAGAATGGCTCAGTTTCAAAGGTCGCTACTCGTGAGATAGATGACATACTTGAATTGTACACTGAGGACGAACTGAGCAAAGTCAAAGTTGAGGTCATGAACGACCGTGGCAGTGACCTGCTTCACATTCACTTGCCTGACCGTACACTTGTCGGCGACCTCTCAGCATCTCAAGAGCTTGGCCAGTTTGTCTGGCTTGTGCTCACTACCTCTGTTCAGGGTTACGCTCGTTACAGAGCTGAGAACTTCGTGTATGTGTACAACACTTGGACCTGCTCAGATCCACTATCTACCAGCCTTGGCTACTTAGACGATACATTAGGCACTCATTGGGGCGCTACAGTTAGGTGGGAGTTCGGTACTCAGATAATATACAACGAGAGCGTAGGGGCTATTTTCAGCTCCCTTGAGCTAGTTGGGCTACCAGGGCGTATTGAGGCAGGTCTGAATCCTCAGATCTCCACAAGCTATTCTGAAGATGGTCTAACATGGTCCCAAGACCGCGTAATAAACGTAGGTACTATTGGCGATAGGCTAAAACGCTTAGTATGGCGTAGGCAGGGGTTCATGAGAGATTGGAGGGTGCAACGGTTCAGAGGCGACTCATCTTCTCATATCACCTTTGCCAGATTAGAAGCTACACTCGAACCACTTAACAGGTAGGGCATATGAAACAAAAACCATTTACGCCAATGGGTAAGACTTACCTTATTCCGGCTAACGCTTCGGCTCCAACAGGAGTTCAAGTCATTGCGGACAGTAAGTTTGAAGGCAAGACTGGCGGCTCCTTTAGGGTGTTCA